GTTTTGAACGGAGTAACGGAGTTAATATGGAACTACTTGAATTTAAAACAAAAATATTAAAGTTGTGTAATGTGAGGGATATTAAGAACATTGGTGAAGTTTTAATGAAAGTTGTATTAAGTAACGAAACATGTTTTTTCGACAAATACAAAGAAATCATTGACAATAACAAAGATTGGTTACAAGCGTTATGGCAATATTATGAAGCTGACCGAGCGGAAAAGAAACAAGACTACACACCAAAGAGCCTTTGTAAATTAGTCTCTGCTTTAGCTGGTAACTGTGAAACGGTTTACGATTGTTGTGGCGGCAGCGGAGCTTTAACGGTGCAAATGCTAAAAGATAGCAAAGCGAAATTTGTTTGTGTTGAAGAGCTTGATGAAAAAGTTATACCATTTTTACTTTTTAATCTGTGTTTGCATAATGTAAACGGCTATGTTTTTAATGGCGATGTATTGACACGCAAGTTTTTAAAAATATATAAACTTTCGGCAGATGACAAATATAGCAAAGTGGACGAATTGCCAAGCAACGAACAAATCAATCTGCATTGTGATGTTGCAGTAAGCAATCCGCCTTACAACATCAAATGGCAACCGCCGTTACCGCTTGAAAATGACATTAGATTTCCAGCGATTCCGCCGGCGGGCAATGCGAATTATGCTTTTGTTTTTAATTGCATTGCGAGAGCAAACAAGGCTGTTTTAATACTTCCAATGGGCGCGTTGACGCAACGCAATGAATATGATATACGAAAATATTTGATTGATAATGATTTGATTGAGTCGATTATTACTTTACCAAACAATATGTTTGAATGTACAAGTATATCAACCTGCATAATGGTTTTAAACAAAAGCAAAGCAAACAAAGGCAAAGTGAATCTGATACATAGCATTCAAAACTTTGTCGTTGAAGAGCGAGAACAAAATGGACAGTTTGGCGGTAAAAGCCACACGAATAGAACTTACAAAAAGAAATATAATGTTTTGTCCGATGAAAATATAAATAAAATCATTCAGGTTATCGAAAACCTAACAGAAGTGAATAAATTTTCTTTGATAAAGTCAAACGCAGAGATAGCAGAAAAGAAATATATGCTCGCTCCGAGTATGTTTTTTGATGTAAGTATTGAAGATTTTGAAGATAGCAAACATCGTGATTTACAAGAAATAGCCAACAATATTAACTACATCATTAAAATGCAAAATGCTTGTAAATTAGTAATCAATGAGACGATTGCTAAGAAAATGGGCTTTGATATTCAGCTTTATAAAAATGAGTTCAAAAATTCAAATCAACTTGCAGATGAGCAGTCTAAATTGTTAGGCATTAAGATTGAAAAGTCTGATTATATCCAATTCACAAAAAACAAAAATGAATTTATGTTTAAGTGTAATGACAAGGATTTGTTGCCGGATATATTTATTCATTTTTTGTCGATTTGGAAAAATCAAATTGCTCTGCTAAACACAATGCAAAATCAATATTTATCAGAATTAAGGGACGCAATATTGCCCGATTTAATGAATGGTAAAATTGAATTATAAAGAACACAGCGCAGAAAGGCGGTGACAAAATGAAAGTAAGAGTAATTACATCGTTCAACGATAAAACTGAGGGGTTTATTAACAGACCAATTAATGAAGTATTTGAATGCTCCGAGCAGAGAGCAAAGGAACTCATTGACGGTGGTTTTGCGACAGAGGTTAAGTCCAACGTTACGGAAAATAAGCCAAACGCTACGGAAAAGCCGAAAAGAAAGACAACAAAAACAGCTTAAAACGCACTTGTGAGTGACTGCACAGGTGCTTTTTTATTGTCCGAAGACGCTAAACTACGGGAGACACCGAGCAAAACTGAAACAGAGAGACACTCTATAAACTGATTACGGGAGACACCCGATAACTGAAAGGATTGATAAAATATGGCAGAAAATAACCCAACACCTACCCCCAACGAAACACAGCCGACACCGCAGGGCAACCCTGCACCTGCATTTGACTATGACAAGCTCGCAAGCCTTATTACAGGCAAGCAGAGCGTAGCCGAAGATACGGTTTTAAAGTCATACTTCAAAGAGCAAGGATTGTCAGCAGATGAGATGAAACAGGCAATCGGTGCTTTTAAGGAGCAGAAAGCCAAGAACACACCCGACATTGCGAAAATGCAGTCTGACCTTGAAAATTCAAACAAGGCTAAGCTCATTGCAGAGGTGAACCAGTCGGCTACTCTTGAGGCAGTTAAGCAGGGTGTGGATATTGCAAGCATTCCGTATGTACTCAAAATGGCGGACTTTTCTGCAGTTTCCACAGACGGCAAAATCAACACAGAAAAGCTGACCGAGGCCGTTAAAAAGGTGCTTGATGATGTGCCTGCGCTAAAAAAGACCGCCGATAACAGCGCAGGTGTTCAGAAAATCGGCGGTGACGGTAACGGTACATCAGACGGTACTAAACAAAATTCAAGCGTTCCGACAAAGAAATGGAACAGATTTAATATTTAAGAAAGGACAATTTAACTATGGCAAACACAAATAACTATGCAGAGCAGTTCAGCCCGGATTTGCTCGAAATTCTTATGCAGGGCACACTTACTTCACCATTCATCACTTCAAATGTAAAATGGGTGGGTGCAAGAACATTCCACTTTACACAGATGTCAACAACAGGCTTTAAGAACCACAGCAGAGAGGGCGGTTGGAACAAAGGCAAATATACACAGACAGATGTTCCTTTCACTTGCGAGCACGACAGAGATATTGAATTCCTTGTGGATAAGGCAGATGTTGACGAAACTAACGCAACCGCAAAGGTTGAGAACATTTCAAAGGTGTTTGAACAGACACAGGTCGCACCGGAAACCGACGCACTTTTCTTCTCAAAGGTTGCCGCAAAGGCGCAGGCAACAGACGGCTATCATTCAGCTACTAAGTCAACCGAATGGACCAAAGCAAGCGCTTACTCAAAGCTCAAAACAATTCTTTCTGCCGGCAAGCTCCGCAGATACAAGGCAAGAGGCACACTTGTTGCTTATGTAACATCAAACATTATGGATTGCCTTGAGCAGTCAACAGAATTTACGCGTAAGATTGAGCTTACCCAGATTGCCGAGGGCGGTATGGGAATTGAAACAAGAGTAACCGAGATTGACGGCTGCCCTATTATCGAGGTTATTGACGATGAGCGTTTCTATGACAGTTTCAACTTCAATCCTGCTAACGGTGGTTTTGAACCTGCCACAGGCGGTCACAAAATCAATGTTCTTGTCGCTTGTGGTGATACCTGCAAGACTGTACCGAAAATTTCAAGTATTTACTTCTTTGCACCGGGGGCACATACAGAGGGCGACGGTTGGCTCTATCAGAACCGTACACTTTCCGATACATTTGTTTTCCCTAACGGCAAAGACGGCAAGATTGACAGTATTTATGTTGATGTTGACACAACGGAGGTTGCGTAATGTATGCCAATTACATTGAACAGCAGGGCGGAGATGAAAACAGCATTATCTCCGCCGAACACATTGATGTTCTGACTTTTAACCGCATTGATTTTGAAAAACTTTCGGAAATGCAGAAGAGAATCATCAGCAGAGTGCATAGTAGACTTACTGCTTTTGAAGAAGAAAATGCCGATATGATTTCTTCCTATCTGAAAAATTACAACATCAACGGTGTGGGTATTGAGTTTGGCGCAAGTTGGAATTTGATGTGCATAAGCGGCGTGGCAATTCCTGCGGACCTCTACTCTCTGCTTAAATCAACAGGGCTTTGTTATCCTGCAATATGAGGTGATATGTTTTGAAATTTCCGTCACTTGTAAAAAAGCAGTTCTGTAAAACTCCTGTCGAGGTCACAATCTACGGTGAGGGAATAACCGAGGACGGCTCTCCTGTTGTTGCTTTCCGCTGCGGAGAAATATACCCGTCAGACACCTTATTGCCGAACACTAATTTGTTTGCGGGTAATGCTCATTGCAATATGCAGTCAAAGGCAAAGACCATATACACAAAAGAACAGAAAATCGTGCAAGTGTCTGCAGTGCTGCTTTTTGACGGTGACATTGCTCCCGACATCCCGACTTTGAGCGCAGGCTTTGTAGTGCTTGACGGAGTAAAGCGTAACATCGTACAAGGCATTAAACACCGCAACCCTGACGGCACAGTGAATTTTACGGAATTGGATGTGATTTAGTGAGCTTTTCTGTAACATCAAAAATCAAGCTGAATTTGCCTTTATTAAAGCAGCTTGATAAAGCACAGCAGACGGCATTGCGCAATACCACAGACGCATTGCTTACGCAGATTAAAAACACGCAAGTAATGCCGTTTGATACAGGTAATTTGCAGAACGAAAGCACATTTGCCGACTACTCAAACCTTGCGAATGGGGAAACAAAAATCGTATCAAGTACACCGTATGCCAGACGGTTGTATTTTCACCCTGAATATAATTTCAGCAGAGATGAAAACATAGCGGCAGGTGGTAAGTGGCTCATTCCTTGGCTCAAGGGCGGTACACGACAAAACTTTTGTCAAAAGGCATTTGCACGATTTTACAAACAGGAGGCAGGACTTTGATTTATTTATCAGACGTCAGAGATTGGCTGAAAAGTGTAACAAATGCTGAGCATTACTACATTGGCAAGCTCGACAACAAACAGGATAAGTCAATCGGCGTGTACTCTCTCAAGCAGTCGGGCGCTCCTGCAAGGGCAATAGGTGATGAGAGCACATACAGCACAATGTGTGTGTCCTTGCTCCTGCATTGGAACAACAACGCAAAGGAAACGGAGCAAGCGGCACGCAAGCTGTTTGAAACACTATACAGCATTAAGAATGTTAAAATCAACGAACACACAATTTATATAATCGAGCTGCTCACCCCTGAGCCTATTGATGTGGGTACAGATGACAAGGGCATATATGAGCAGGTCATTGAAGTTAAATTTTACTATGAAAGGAAATGATATTATGGCAGTAAAAAGCGGAGTTTATCCTTGCTACGAAAATCAGTTTGCAATCGGTAAATCGGGCACAGACACAGCCACAACTCCAATCGCAAATTGTGAGGAGTTTTCGGTGGCATTTGACAACGGCGTTGAGGAATGGACAGCGTTTGAGAACGAGGGTTGGAAGTCAAGACTTATGACAGCCAAGAGCGTTACAATCTCTGTAAAGGGCAAGCGTACAATCGGTGACGCAGGCAACGATGAAATCGCAGAGCTTGCGTTTAAGAACGGCACAGCCGTACAGCTTCCGTTTAAGTGGACTTTCCCGAACGGTGCAAGCGTACTCTTCAAGAATGCGGTTATCTCTGTAACAGCAAACGGTGCAGCCGCAAGCACAAGTGTTGCACCTCTTGAATTTGAGGTTATGTCAAACGGCAAGCCAGAATACACACCTGCAGCCTAAGGAGGTATAAAGTATGTCAAAAATTATTGATATTACAAACAAACTTAATTTTGACGAAAAGCCAAAAGTTTTGGTTAAGGGCACTGAAATTGAGGTCAACAACGACGCAATTTCTTTTATCAAGGCTATTGCTCTTTTCGACAGCGAGAACGGTGTGTCAAGCTCTGACCTTTTATCTGCGCTTGAGCTTCTCTTTGACGAGGAGAACAGAGAAAAGATTGCAAAACTTCATCTCTCGTTTGCCGACCTCTCAACTGTTATTAAGACAGCGACCGAGCTTATCGCAGACAATGACAGCGAGGGGGAAATTCAGACCCCGGCTACGACTTAATAGATGATTTCGATTTAATCGTATCGAGCTTTAAGTCGGAGTACGGGGTGAGCATTTACTCCGAAGATTTTAAAAAGATGACTTGGGCGGAGTTCAGCTCCCTGCTGTGCGGCTTGGGAACTGACACGCCTCTTGCGAGAACGGCTCAAATTCGCCTTGAGAACGATGAAAATGTTTTGAAGAACTTTACATCATCTCAACATAAAATACGCAACAAGTGGCGTTCACGCACAGCAAAACAGCGCACACAAGAGAACATCAATACCGCCTTGCACGACTTTGAAATGATATTTGCTAATATGTAAATATTGCATACAATTTTGTTTATTTTTATAAAAATCTTGACTTTTATGTATATTTTTGGTAATATAAAGAAAATGTGAAATAAAGTAACATTTTATTATAAAAGGAGAGATACAAATGGAAAATCAAAATACTGTGCAGACACAAGAAACCACAAAGTTTTGTAAACATTGTGGTGGGAAAATTGCGAAAGAGGCTGTTATCTGCCCACTGTGTGGATGTCAAGTTGAGCAAATTACAAATACACAAGGTACACAACCTATTGTTATTAATAACACTAACAATAACACAAGTGCAGCCTCTGCGACAGCGGTCGCCAATGGTGGAATGCAAGGAAAACCTAAAAGCAAATGGGTAGCATTAATTTTATGCATTTTTCTTGGATATCTCGGCGCTCATAAATTTTATGAAGGCAAAATCGGAATGGGTATTCTTTATCTTTTCACCGGAGGCTTATTTATCGTTGGTGTAATTATAGATATTATTGCTTTGCTCGGTAAATCTAATCCGTATTATGTTTAAAAATGTAGCATAACAACTAAATAAGCTAATTACAGCGTACATCTTCGGGTGTGCGCTGTTTTTATACCACAGGGTGTAGCATTTTGCAACGCCCTTATTTTTATGCAGAAAGGATGTGAAACATATTGGATAACACAACCGTGGGCGAAATCGGCTTAAATCTTGTACTGAACAGGCAAGGCTTTTCTAAATCGCTTAATGCAGTGCAGGAGCAGGCAAACAGCGTAAGCAATAATATGAAAAGCTCACTTAAAAAGCTCGGCTCTGCCATTGTTGCTGCGTTTTCGGTAGCGGCGATTAAGCAGTTTGGCCAGCAGTGCATTGAATCGGCGGCACAGGTCAATGCGGCAAATTCTCAGTTTGAGCAGACTTTCGGTTCAATGGAATCACAAGCAAAAAGTGCAATTCAGAGTGTTGCAAAGGAAAGTGGTATTCTCGAAACCCGATTGCAGGGTGTGGGAACGAGTATTTATGCTTTTGCAAAAACCACAGGTATGGACAGTGCCAATGCATTGAATATGATGCAAGAAGCTTTACAGGTAACAGCCGACAGTGCGGCGTATTATGACCGTTCGCTTGAAGATACCGCCGAAAGCCTTAAATCTTTTCTCAAAGGCAACTTTGAAAACGATGCAGCACTTGGTCTGTCTTGTACAGAAACTACAAGAAACGCAGCGGCTAATAAGCTGTATGGCAAATCTTTTGTCGAACTGTCAGAATCACAAAAACAGCTTACCTTGCTTGAAATGGTAAAGGACGCTAACAAGCTCTCAGGTGCATTGGGCCAGGCAAGCAGAGAATCAGACGGTTGGGAAAATGTAACAGGCAACTTAAAAGAGAGTTGGAATCAGTTGCTTGCGGTTATTGGCAAGCCAATTTTGCAAGTAGCAACGAATATTGTGCAAAAGCTTTCTTCGGCTATCGCAAAACTTACAGAGTACGCCAAAGGGGCGATAAATGCACTTTCAAAGCTGTTCAACTGGGGCGGAGATGATACGGCTGACAGCATTTCAGCCGCTGCAAGCTCGGCAGAAAATTTGAGCAGTGAGGCTGAAAGTAGTTCGGAATCTTTAGAGAATGTTGCAGACAGCTCGGAAAAAGCAAAGAACAGCGTTGCAGGTTTTGACAAGCTGAATGTTATTACTAAATCAGATAGCGGCGGTTCTGATACTTCCGCAAGCAGCACATCGGCAAGCAATGGTACTTCTGTCGCAAATACTGTTGTTAAAGACACAAACAGCGGTGTTTCGGGTGCTTTTAAAAATCTATACGAAAAGAGCGGATTTAAAGGCTTTGTGGATAATGTTCAAAAGGGCATTAATAAGGTTGATTGGTCAGCTATCGGCAAAAATTGTGAGTCGATATTCAAAAATTCTGTTCCGATAGCTCAAAATTATCTTACACAGGTGCAAAAGGTCGGTAAATCTGCATTCGGTGCGGTAGGTTCATTTGTCGGCGGAGTGGTACAGGTTAGCGGTAAACAGCTGCAAACACTGACGGGCGGTGTTGCAAAATGGCTTGATAAAGACAAGAATAAAATCAACGGCTTTATTACAACCATTGGCGATAATTTCAGCAAAGGCTACGATAATTTATCGACATTCTTTGAAAAGGGTTTTGATGTCATCGGGCAGAGCGTTGACAGAGTTCGCCCACAAATGGAGGACGCAATTTCAAATCTGCTCAGCGGTTTTACAGATTTCGGCGGTGCTGTCGGAACGATTTTCTCGGAGGGCTTTAGTTTAGCTACTGAATCACTTGTAAAATGGATTGACAATGACGGTGCAACCATTGGGGAATTTTTTGACAACATTCAACTTCAAATGGCGGATGTTATGAACTTCGTGGGCGGCGTATTTTCAGACATTGGCAACTTCCTGCTTGGCTGGTGGGACGGCGAGGGCGGTTCTGAGATTTTTCAGAATGTGTGCGATATGTTCCTTAATATTGGCACAACTCTTATGAATGTTTACAACGATTGGATTATGCCTGCGTGGAATTTCATTGTCGGAGTATTTCAGTCCGCATGGACAGATTGCCTTAAACCGATTTTTGAACAGCTATGGACTGTTTTCGGCAAGGTTTGCGACTGTATTGCAACAATATGGAATAATTGGCTTTCCCCGCTTGTGAACTTCATAAGCGATACATTAGGTCCTGTATTTAATACGGTACTGAGAAATATTCAAAGCATTTTTGAAACAGTATTCAGAGTTATAGGCGATGTTGTGGGCGGTATTTTAAAATCGTTCGGCGGTCTTATTGACTTTATAACAGGTGTTTTTTCGGGCAACTGGAAAAAGGCTTGGAACGGTATCAAAGACTTTTTCGGCGGTATATGGGACGGCATATGGGGCATTATCAAAGGCTTTGTTAATCTGATAATTGACGGTATAAACCTATTGCTGACAGGTATATATACGGTTGTAGCCGCTATCGTTAATACTATCGGCGGTATAGCTGACGCAATCGGTTCGATTTTCGGGCAGGAATGGGGTTGGTCAATGCCTAACGAACCTGTGCTTATTCCACATCTTGCAACAGGCGGACTTGTCAAAGCGCCTACGCTTGCAGTCGTTGGAGATAACGCAGGAGCTAATTCGGGCAATCCGGAAGTTATTGCGCCGCTTAGCAAGCTACAAGGTATGATTAATACTTCTAACGGCGAGGATACGGTAATTCTCGGCGAAATTCTGTCGTATCTTAAAAAGCTGTATGAGATGTTCGTAATATTCAGAAACAACGGCGGTAACTACTATCAGTTTGTCGCTGAAATTAACGGCAACGATATTTTTAACGAAATCGTAAGACAAAACGAGCTTTATAAAAATCGCCACAACGGCAAATCTGCGTTCGCATAAGGAGGTGCAGTATGTCAAATTATAAAGGTTATTTACTAAAATTCGGAAATACCGAATTTCCTAATAACTATTTCGCTGAATATTCGTCAACACCTGATCAGCGTATGGACAACGATGCCGAGCGTGACGATAACGGCAGTTTACAGCGTTCAACACTGCCGACAGGTAAGACAAGCATTACTTTTTCTACCCACATTCTGCACTTGAACGAGAAAATCAATATGCAGAATATTATTAATTCTGCAATCGTGAACACAGTACAACGCAAATGCTATGTTACATATTGGAACGATGAAACCAACTCATATGACAGCGGATATTTCTATATTCCCGATATTGAGTTTTCGGTTATGGACGCAAGCAAGACCGATATTCTCTACAACCCGATAAGCATCGAACTTATTGAGTATTAAGGGGGAGCGGTATGATAAATTTAACAGATGAGGTCAAAAAGCAACTGTTGAACGACAGCTTGCAAAGGGAAATAATTATCAGCTTTCCTGACGACGATATTCCAGACATCACGGGCGAGAATATTGTATCTGAAAGTCTTGAACTTACGCAGGCAATCAGTGACGGCAAGGAGTTTAAACTCGGCGGCTGTATTGCGGGTCAGCTTACTGTAAGAGTGATAAATGTTGACACAGAGCTCAACGGCAAACGCATTAAAGTTATGATGAAACAGTCATACAGCAAGGGGCTTTTATTTCCCTCGGATTCAGTATTGCCGAGTGCAGATTTATATTGCGGTTATCAGTCCGGAATTATTGAGGTGTCACTATTCTGCGGTACTGTCAACAGCTCATCAAGACAGAAAAACAGGTCGGTAAAGGAAATTATCGCATATGACGATTTATACCTCGCTTCGCAAAAATACGCTTACAACTACTTTACAAACCTTGCGATTTATTCGCCAAAAATAAGTTTATATGATTTGAGAGTATATCTCTGCAGCAGCTTTTTAAGTAATTATGATTACGAAAACGAATTTACAGGCTTTAATGACAGCAATGAGCTGTCACTGAAATTGGATCTTGTAAAATCGGTTTTCAATGACAAAACCACGATAGCGGACTTGTTGAGTGCGTACTGCGAACTTAATGCTTGTTTTGCAATTATGAGCGGAGAGGGCAAGATAAAGTTTATTCAAATTTTAAATCCTAAAACCGAGGTCGTTGACAACTACAGCAACCTCGACTTTGAGGAATACACAACACGCAGTATTAATCTTATTAAGTTTAAGTACAACAAGGACAGCTATTTTTCGTACGGTCATACAGAAGAAGAAAAACAAAGTTGGTATATATCGGACAACATAATTACTGCGTGCTGTACCGACATTGCAGGTATTGTTACAAGTTTTAACGATAATAAAGGTAACAACTACATCTTTTACAATTTGTATGCTTACAGGCCTTTTAAAGCTGATGTTTACGGTAGGTGGTGGCTCGAATGTGGCGACAAAGTGAGCATAAAAACAGGCTTTACGGACACGGAAACGGTCGACAGTTTTATACTTGAACGAACGCTGAAAGGCACTAACGGAATGAGAGTAAGGCTGACGGCAGAAGGTACAGAATATTTAGGAAAGGATGAGATAAATGAGTTACAGCAAAATTAATTGGGTTGACGGAGCTGTTCCGGCGCTGAACGCAACAAACTTAAATCGTATGGACGACGGTATCTACAACAACAGTGTGGATATAGCAGTAATGGGGCATAATATTGAAACACTTAGTCACAGTGTCGTTGAAATCAAAGAAAACAATACAAATATCGTAAAGCGTATTGATGACACAAATGCAGCAATCGAAACCGTATCTGCAAAAATGATAGCAAAAGACTCTTTGCTCAATACATCTACAAGCGTTAATCTCACCTCGCTTGAGGACACAGAACAGACAGCGAACGGAGTTACTATTTCAGTCAAGAACAATAAAATTAGCTTGAGTGGCACATCTACCGCTGCGGTTAATTTTTATCTCAAGCTCAAGCGTGCGGTTACTCTTGAACAAGGCAAAGCGTATTGCTTGTCTTTGCAAAACTTTTCAAATATTGAAAACTCAGGCTGTGTATTTTATCCTGCGAATAGCAAGAAGGTAATCAGTTCATCGTGGCTCTTATCAGAAGTAAGTGCTTTCAAGAATGCAGTTGCTACATATACGGCAACTACAAGTATTATCATAGACGCGATTAAAGTAGCAATTGCTACTGATAGAATCGTAGACAATGCTTGTAACTTGCAGATTGAGCAAAACAACAAAAGCACAGCGTATGCTAATCCCGATTTGATTAAGTCAAGCATTAAGCCAGAATTGTATCAAGCTCCCGACCATACGATGCATTACTTGTATGTTTCTAACGACTACAACGAAAATACCGAAGGATTTGGAGAAACAAAATTTAACTCTATCTTATCAGCAAATAACAGTATATCTGATAACAATTATCATAATCGTTATACAATTATTGTTATGGCAGGTACATACACAGATTTACAAAATAAATACGCAGGTATGTCTGATGTGGGACTTGCAGGTTACAGAGGAGTAATGACTAAAGACTATGTCTATTATGAGTCTGAAAATATATACAATCCACAGGCTACAATAATTAAGTGGGACGGTGCGACAGGGTTTGATAAGTCTACATTGAAGTCAGAAGATATAATCAAAAAATGTCCGTTTCATTTGAATTTGAATGTCCACACTCACATCAAAGGCTTTACATTTGATTGTAAAAATATTCGCTATGCTTTACATCTCGAATCGGGCGGTACGGGCTATGCAACTGAATGGACAGTCGCTAACTGTATCTTCAAGTGGGGTGGTAGGGCAGATTGCGTTGATTATGCTGGCAAAACAACTGTTCCTGTATTTGGTTGCGGTAACAGCTTTGGTGAGGTAGGACTGATTGAAAACTGCAAAATTATCCCCACGAATTGCACTATCGGCTATCAGAATCACGATAATGCAGATAATAGCAATTTCGGCTTACCTATTAAGATAGGTTCAAGTATTACTATTCGCAACTGTGATTTTGGTAATACTGAAATTCAAGCAAGAACGCTGAAAGGTGAATATTCTGACACGCCAAATTTACTTACTGTTGACCGCTGCGTCAATATATCTGAAATTAAGAAATTGTATGCAGCTCCGGCAACGAAATGTGACTGGACAGTTGTTGAAAATCTAAATAAATGAGTAAATAAAGGAGAATGACTATGGCAAACATTACTTGCGTTGATATTTCAGAATTTCAGCAAAATATCGACTTCAACAAAATGAAAAATGACGGCATAAAAGCGGTCATAATCAGGGCAGGCTATGGCAGAGAATCAAGTCAGAAAGACAGTATGTTTGAAAGCCATTATCGCAACGCTAAAGCGGCAGGACTTAAAATCGGTGTCTATTGGTATAGTTACGCCGACAGCGCCGGCGATGCAGAAAAAGAGGCAAAGGCTTGCCTTGAATGCATTAATAACAAATCTCTTGATATGCCGATTTATTATGATTTGGAAGATAATTCGCAAACTAAACTCGGCAAAGCAAAACTTACAGAGATTGCAGAACGCTTCTGCGAAACAATCAAGAAAAGTAACTACAGAGCAGGTGTGTATGCCAATCTGAATTGGTTTAACAACTGTCTTGATTATGATGAATTGAAGAGAAAATACAGTATTTGGCTTGCACAATATAACTCCGTAAATGAATTAAACTGTGATATTTGGCAGAACAGCTCGACAGGCAAAATCAACGGCTATGGCGGAAATATTGATACTAATGTAATTTTCAATGACAGTGTTTTCAGCAAGTCGGAAAGCAAAGTTGAAAAGCCAACGCTGACTTATCGTGTGTACGCAGACGGCAAGTGGTACAATGAGGTCAAGGGGTTATCAAATGTAGCAGGACGAAAGAAACAAGCTATTTCAGCTATTGCTCTTAAAGTATCAAGAGGTAAAATTCGCTATCGTGTGCACTTGCTCAATGGTGACTGGCTGCCTTGGGTAGACGGCTATGACATCAACGATAGCAACAACGGCTACGCAGGAATTAAAGGCAAGGTTATTGACGCCATTCAGGTCGAGTTCTCGGGTGTGGGTGACTATAAAGCTACATACAGAGCACGCAAGCAAGGCAAAAACAAATTTATGCCATATCAGCATAATACCGAGCACGATACAGAGCAGGACGGCTACGCAGGTGTGTTTGGCACAAAGATTGACGGTGTGCAGATTACACTTACATAATTTTTAGGAGGTATAAAATGAAAGATAATGTTATTCAGGCTACTGTTTCAGTAGCTATCGGTGCATTGGCGGCATATTTCAATGTTTTGCTCGTACCGCTCACAATTCTTATCGGTGTTATGATAATAGACTATGGTACAGGTATGGCAGAGGCATACATCAATAAAACCCTTAACAGCCGTATTGGTGTTAAGGGCATACTTAAAAAGATAAGCTACCTCGTTCTCGTGTGCGTGGGCGGTGTAGTTGATTACCTCATCGGTGCAGGACTTGCCACAGCAGGGATTGAGTTTTCAAGCTATTATTTCGGCTTAATTGTTTCCGTGTGGCTGATTATAAACGAGCTTATTTCAATCCTTGAAAACCTTGCTGGGTTAGGCACACCAATTCCGAAATTCCTTGTAAATATCGTCCGCCGATTGAAAAATACAGTCGAAAATAAAACCGATACAGACACAAATACAGACACAAAAGAATAAGCATACATAAGTTTAGCCCCTCGAGTACCAAATTGGTATCCGAGGGGCTTTTCTTAATTGTTTGTCAACCTAATGCGTTGACAAAAGCGCATACAACAGTGATAAATTTTGAAGTCATTGTTTTTTCAAGAAGCAAATCAGTATAAAAATCGCAGCTACAGTGTGCAAGACATTCAATAAATAAGATATCTATAAGAACTTGGTCACGATCATGATGCTCTACAGATTTAACAATTTTTTGCTTTAAGCTCGTTAATTTAGGTCCTGCACATTTCTGTGCAATATATTGACCTGTGCTTTTAGCTGAATCAATTAATTCGCTAAGGTTCATTTCATAACTAACATCAATTTTTGAAGGATGGACTTTTAGAGCTTCTGCTAATTTGAGTATATTTTTTTTAGTGATTGTTGTGTTACTGTCTTCCTCAATATTCTCCCAGCGCTGAATCATTGGTTGATCGCAACCTACCAATTCAGCAAGTTGCGCTTGAGTTAGATTAGCTAACTCGCGAAATTCCTTGATTAAATACTTTTTCATTTCGATTGTCCTTTCTTATTCTCGTTCTCGTAAATACAATCTGCAAGTTCACCAGTGTAAACTAAATTAAATTTTTCTTTGAGTGCATCTAAAATGCAAAAAGTTAAATCATATTCATTAAAAGCGGGTCTTATTTCTTTTCCGTTTTCATCTAATACAACAAAATCTATATCAGCGAGTGAATCTTCAATAGCTTGTTTAATTTTTTCGTAGCCTTTGACTGTTATGCGAGTTTCTTCCACATAGAAATCTGGGACAGGCGTTCTTATTGAATTAACAACACGTTGCCATTCGCTCTGTATTTCTTCATTAACTAAACTAAAAAATTTTTCTTTAAAGATATGTTCGACAGCATCTCTTACTTCGAAAAGGACATCAAAAGTATGCTTGATTTTGTCTTTTTTGCCTGACATTAATTCATATAATGCCGGAATTTCAATTTTTCCGAGGCGAGTGTACACCACTAACTTATATTCGGGATAATTGTAATAAACTGTTCCGCTCCCAAACAAAGAGTTCTGAACATAGGAATCATAACGACCTTTTCTTTCATTTTGAGATACAATCCAAGAAATAATTTCGATTTCTTTGTCTGTATAGCCTTCCTCTTTTAGAATGTCAGTATCGGTTGTGTCTAATGCTTTCATAATATTGCTCCTTTATTTTATAATTTCAGCTGTATAGCCGTCTGTTCCAAATTTTGTATATTTTTCGTAATCGCTAATAGTTACTGAAATTGTAAGTACCGAACCCTCGGCAATCTTCAATCTTCTAATTCTACCGTCTTTAAATTTTTTCTCACAAGTGCCATTGAAGTTAAAGTTTGCAAGATAATCGCAATTTGCATCAGCAATTTTCACACCTAATATTGTAATGCTATCATCGCCTGATATACATTTATGAAAAATCTCTGTAAAAGAAATCTTGACGGAAATTTCTGATTCAAGATTAACATCTTCATCATAGATTTTTTTTATTAATGCTTTAACCTCATCGAGCTTGTCGCTGCTTACAGTCCAGCAACGGTTCGTACCATTATATTTTGAACCGAGCTTTTTTACTTCGCTAACAAAATCTGCGTTGTACGGTGTATATATATCAATTGAAGTTCCGTTTTTCTTAAGCTCAAATTTTTTCATTGTAGGCATCTCCTTGTATATTGTTATGTGTTTCTCTTAACTCTGTAAATACATAATAACACATATTAACACATAAGTCAATACTTTTTTAAAAAAATTTTTAAATATATAATCAGCCTGTCAGATACAGATTTGGTACTCGAAGAGCTTTGTCTTTGTTTAATTTATACTACGAAATATCAATCAATATAATTATAATTTTTACTACAAATAAACTACAAACCTTTATTTATAAAGCTGAAAGTGCCGATAAACACTGAACTTTTATAAATAAACATCTTGACTGTTAATCATGATGTCACTGGTTCGAGCCCAGTTGGGGGAGCCATAACAGAGTAGTTTTTATAGCTACTCTGTTTTCTTTTGCTTATTTTTAAAGGTTCTATGTCAATAGTTGGGGTAAACCCGAAAAAGAAGAAATAAATGAACAAGCGGCAGAAAATTAAACTGTCGCTTGTTTTTCTGATTGATAGGCAAACATATGTAAAATACGATTGCGAAAACGCTTAAAGTTTCTGAAGCCATATGCATTGCGCTTTAGCACCTTGATTTTGTTGTTGCAGCCCTCTGTAAAGC